AAGTTCTTTGCCCGCAGGCCACGCTGCTCGATGCGGTTACATTCGACGCCGACCATGTGCTGGAGCTGTGCCTGTGCCGCTGGTTCCGATGCTTGGCTGGTCGACCTGTCCGGCAAAGACGATTCTCCAGTCTCAGGGTCCGTAATTGTCGGGTCGATCATCGGGTTGGCAAACTTGTCGCCGCCGCTGTAGGGGTTCATGTCGAGCTTTGCCCGTGCTTCGTTCGGGCTGAGTATCCGGTTCATGATGCCCTGCGATAGTGCGTTAATCGTTGTCTGCGTGTCGGTCATGATGAGCGTTTGGCGGTTGAATTTGAAGTAATGCTCCTCCGCCATCTTTTCCCGGTCAGTCAGCAACTTGGCGCGGCACTGCATTTCCCATTTGACCAGCCAGCGGTTCAGGCAGGACTGCAATTCCGAAAGCTGCTTCTGTTCGAGGCTGGAGTAGCTACTGCGGCTTTCATCGCCAGGCATCGACTCAAGGCCGAACCATAGCATGATGTCGGTGCGGTTGAACTTCTGCTGTTCGACAAACTGGGCATCGTGGTTCGACATCGTCAGCACGTTGGCCGTCACGCCTTCCCGCAGCAGGCCGACCAGTTCACCGTCTTCGTTGTGATGCTTGCGGAATGTCGTCAGGAACTCCGACGCCTGCTTCTCGTCACGGAATGAACCCGGCGGAGCCTGCAGCATCATCCGGCCAGTGAATCCCTTTTCTGATTGTTTCGTCGCCAGCCGCTGGCCGTTCAGGCCCATTGAAATCGATTCACGGGCGACACTGGCAAACGACTTGCCTTCGATGCCGTCATAGCCGAACCCTTGGATATGCAAAACGTCCCGGTCGTGAATGACGACGGTCGTCTCAGGGTTGGCAGTCATCGCCGCCTCGAAGTCGCCAGCGTAGGCAGCGATCCGGTCGTGGTCCATGTTCGGGTTGGTTACGTGGTACTTCTCGCCGCCGACCATGTAGGTCTTCGTCCGGTCAGGCATCAGCGGCAGCAGCTCCGTCGGCCTGCCTGCTTGGCGAATAATCACCGCCCGGCCATTGCCCCAGCCAATCGCATGGCCCTGCATCGTCTCCTTGAAAACGTCGCTGGTCTGGTAGTCATTGGGTTGCCACCGCAGCAGATTCCACGCTGCATGGTTTCGGGCATCCTCGCTGCCGCCATCCGGCAGTTTTCGCTTTACTTCCAGCGGCATCTGACCGACCATGCCGCTAATCTTTGACATGGCATACCACACGCCAGCCAGCCCCAGCATCGTGTGCGGGTTTACTGGCGTCACGCCGTCATCGGTTCCATTGAACCATTTAATCAGGCCATTGAGTCCGAATCCCATCAGTGCCACTCCATTAGCCTATAAACAGACTGCCAGTAAACTTCGACTTGCACACCATAACCGCACGCATCGCCATCAAAGACGCAACCACCGCATCTATCTTTTCCTTGCTGTGCTTCTTGTCCGGCATAACTTGGTCCCGGCTGTTGCGGTTGATGCTCATATTGAGGGCACACCACCGCAGCACCGGGTCATTCACTGCCGGACGCAGCCGCCCCTCGACCGCTGCGTTTTGGAACTCCAGCAGCACCTCGTTGAAATGGTGATGAGCCTGCGGCATCTTCACCGCCGTCAGCCCTGCCGCGTCCAGCTCGTCACCAAGTTGGGAAGCGTTGTACGGGTCGAACGCCACCATCTGAATGCCCAACTCCTCGCATTCGTCCAGCAGCGAATCCCGCAGGCTTGCCACAACGTAACGGCATTTGACCAACTGCCCGCTGTGTATCCAGTGGCTCCACGGTTGCTGCGTTAAATCCCGCCTTGATTCCTCACTGATGAATGCCCGGCTCCGCATTTCGTATCGGTAGATAGGCCGCAGGTTTCCGGCATCGTCTTCCGTCTCTCCGACTTTGAACCGGGCCGCCAACGCGTAGGCAGCGAGGTCGTCTTTGCCGCCGAGGTCGACACCCGCAGCAATGGCGTCCGCTTCGTCCCAGTTAGATAGCGGTGCGGCAATGCTGTCCCACAGTTCCGCCGTGATGCCGTTCTCGACGCTTGAGACGGTGCGGTTACAGTGGTAACGCATAAAGTCATGCCGAGCCTGCGGCTTATTCTTGGCCTTGGTTGCCTGCTCGCTTAGATAGTCCAGCTTCACCGAAATGTTCAGGTTCGGGTTGGCCTTGACCCAGACAGCCGGATCGAACGGGTCATCCGCTTCGTCGATTTCGTAGATGATGCCGAACGTGGAATCATCCTGCCAGTCTCCTTTGATGACGCCGCGTGTGTAGGTCAATTCTTCGTTGTAGATGCGGCTGCGATCATTGCCCGCCGTGGTAATCATCACCTGCATCGGCTGCGTGCGTGCCGCCGAGCCCGTCGTCATCGTGGCATAAAAGTCCCGGTGATATTCCTGCCAAGCGTGCAGCTCGTCAAAGAATACGCCGTGGGGGTTCAGACCGTCGTAAGGCTTGTCGCTGCCCAGTGGCCGCAGGAATGAATTGGTCGCCTCGAATGCGACGTTATCTTTTGTGATGCTGGCGTGCCGCCCCAGGTACGGCGACTGCCGCAGCATCCGGTTAGCCTCCTTGTGAATAATGCGGGCTTGGTCCAGCTTCGTCGCCCCGATGTAAACTTCCGCCCCAGCCTCACGGTCTGCCGCTGTCAGCAGCAAGGCCAGCCCGGCACAGTAGGAGGACTTTCCATTCTTGCGGGCCACGCTGATAAACGCCCTGCGGAAACGCCGGGTGCCGTCCTCACGCTCCCAGCCGAACAGGTTCCAGTTAATGAACGCCTGCCACGGCGAAAGGTGGAACGGATGCCCAACGAACTCGCCGATGGAATGCCGCAGCAGCATCGGGAAGAACTGGCACGACTTCTCCGCTCGCTGCTGGTTCAGCCGATAGGGGAAGTCTGGTGTCTGCTGTCGCGCCAAGTCCCGCTGATACCTGGCCACCGCTGCCTTAACCATATCGCACGCAACCACCGAGCCGTCCTGCACGTCGTCGCAGTAGCTTTGCACGGTGTCGCGATAAACATTTGCGCGAATCAATTCAGTTCCGCTTTCATAAACTCAGCGAACGGGTCAGCGTCCTTCTGCGGCTCCTCCACCTTCATCGCTGCCCGGTCAATTGGGGACAGGCCGAACTGGCGAGCGAGACGGTCGTATTGGCCAGAAAGTTTGATGTAGGTGTTGATGAGCGTGACGTCCACCGGCGAGCTTTGCAGGGCAGACTGTACGTCGTTTAATTGTTGACGGATGAACGCCAGTTGATACAGCTTGCCCTCGTCGCAATTCTTCAGCACGTTACTTGGCAGCGTGTCCAGCACGGCTTGCCACTGTTGTTTGCCGTCTTGCCGAAGCGTTTCCGGCGGATTGAGCCGCAGCGGTGCCGAACCAAATGCCACCGACTCCAGCCGTGATGCGTGCCGGTCGGCCCTATAGGTTCCGTCTAGCTTGTGCTTCGTCGCCAGCTTTGGTTTGCGTCCTTGTCGTCCTTTGTATCCAGCCATCCCAAAACCTGCTTTCTAAAGTTCAAAACGTCTCGTTATGCGACAAAACAGGTCCTTTTTGGAGTCGCTCAATTTGACTGGGAGGGGGGTAAGGGGGGCGGGTCGTCGTGCTGCCAAAATGTCACACAATTTTCGGCCCCCCTGAGGAGTAGGAGCCGCCCGCCCGCCGCAAACCGTGCAAATTCACAACTCTGCGTGCGTTTCCTCGTTTGTTCATTTCAATTTCCAAATTCGTGTGTGCTGTGCGTTGCGTGGCGATTCTGATGGCAGCTTTTGCAAAGCGAAACCAAGTTCTCGATTGCCAACCTCAGCTCAGGAGCAACCGAAATCGGGATGACGTGATGCACCTCCACCGCCGGCGTCGTTCGCCCCGCCCCTAAACAATCTTCACACAGCGGGTTATTCGCCCGGTATCGTTCGCTCATCAGTCTCCAGTCATGACCACGCCCTGCCTGCTTGGTTGTCTTGGTTCTTGGCTTGTATGTGCCGCTGTAGTTGCAGGAATTGCAGCGACCATCAACCACGATGCCCTTCCCGCATTTACAGAAACGCTTACCCATCCCCCCTCGTCCTTTTACGCTTCGTCGCTAATGTTACGCAATCGCCTCGACACCGGGATCTAGAATTTCCGCAAACCGTTCGTCCAGCACCAGCCGCACCGCCCGCCCGTCGCTCAGGATTGCCTTGACAC